AAGGGTCGCACACCATTGCGTCCCAGGCTTATTCAAGCGTCCACAAATACCAAGGATCTTAACGCCAGCGCTTACTATTGCAGTAAACTGGCGATTTTGCGACGTTTTCCCATTGTAGTGACGCCCGCTGTTAAGGCTGAATACTGCAGAAGGGATGAGCGTGGGGTTTATCCTCCTGAACCCACAAAGCGGATGTTAGATTCATCACGCACCCCACCCCTTCTTGAGGGAGAGTACCCTGATTATTGGGAATTCACGGTGGAGCGCGTGATTGATGGATACACAAATACCGGTCAACAAACGGCTGAGTATCAACTGGTCGACAAGTTCACCAGTGTGTATGATTTCCTAGCTTTTCTCAGCAAGGAATCCATCCGCCATGAGCAGAACCAACAGATTGTCGCAGCCTCAGCTGCTTCCTACTCTAAGGTTACGGTATGCACGGAATGCTACCGTCCCGAGTCCAAATGCGCATGTGTTCTTTTGGGAGATGTGCCAGTTCAGATTCAGGGTAAAGAGAGTGGTTGGAAGACTGCCGCTATCGGCGGCATACTCTGCGCAACAATTGTTGCCGCCCCATTTGCGTATCGCGCATGGAAGCGGCAATCCCGAGTGATCAAGCGTCGCTTGGGACAACGCATAGTTGATTTTGGTGTCGACTGTGTTAGTGAGCATGTTACTCAGGCCACACCTATTCGCTTTATTAGCAACTCTCTGGAGGCTATACGTGAGCGACTGGCGCAATCTGGTTTGAATGCCACGGAGCGTCTCAAACGTGAGGCGTTCGAAGTGCGCAAAATTCTTACGGATGTGGGTGACAAAGTGCGGGAAATGACCTTTTCGTCGAAGGCTCTTTTGGGAGTTCTGACGGCCATTCCTATTGTGATGGGGATGTATAAGGCTTACCAGGCCTTTGCCAGTTTTGATGAACAAGGTTGCCGGGAAACGGGTGCCCGACCCACTGCTCAAGATGAAAAACCCAATCCGTGGTACAGTGACAACTACGTGCCCACCACTCTCGACGTGGGAACGTTGTCAGCATCATGGAAAACCATGGCATTTGATAAAGTATGTTCGGAAGTTTCCAAAAATTGCTATCATGTCGTGGCCCGCTACATGCGTGAAGGAGTTGCCAAAATGCGTACATTGCGTGTGTTATGCGTAGGGGGTAATTTGTGTGTTACCAACAACCACAATATCCCCGATCTCGATTGCCGACTCACAATCACCACCTCTGAACAGAAGGGAGGTGTTACCTCGAACTTCGAAATGTTTCTTGGTAAGGATGATGTTGTGCGATTCCCGGAAGAGGATCTAGCCTACTTCCGTGTGGCGTGTATGCCCCCGCGTCGCAGTCTCCTGGAAATGTTCCCAGGCAAGACATTCAAGACTCAATGCAACGGAGCGTTGATTAGTCGGGCAGACACAGGTACCCCCACCGTTGACTTGGTGCGGGGAATCCACGAAAAAGTGCAAACCACCTCCATGGGAGATTTTGAATCATGGGCTATGAGCCTAAAGAGGAATACAGAAATGGGAGAGTGTGGTACAGCACTACTTGGAGATACGCCTGTGGGACCAGTGATTCTAGGCTTACATCAAACTGGTGGTAGTCTATGTCGAGCAACATCTGTGAAGATTTGCAAAGAATCAGTTCAACGAGCTCTGGATAAGTTCGATGAAACAATGGTCCAAGCCGGTTCACCACTACTTGATGATGAACAGGGAAATGCAGTTGAACTGCAACCCCTACATGCTAAAAGTGTGTTCCGGTTTATCGAGGAAGGAGCAGGCCATGTTTATGGATCACTTCCTGGTTTCCGTGCGAAGCACACCTCAAAAGTGCGACCTACCATGTTGGCAGAAGAATTTGCAGCCCGTGGGTATGAGTGCAAAGTAGGTGCCCCTGTAATGAGGGGGTGGGTTCCGTGGCGTCACGCTGCTACGGAAATCGTGCAACAGCAATTCAATGTTCGCCAATCACTGGTGAATGAATGCGTGGATGCGTTTGCCAAAGATATTTTGGATCGCTTGCCCCAACACCAATTGGACGAGTTGATTATTCTAGACAACGCAACGACCCTTAATGGGTACCCTGGAACAAAGTTCATTGACAAGATGAAGCGGAATACTTCGATGGGATATCCTTATCGCAAGAAGAAATCCATTTATCTCTCTGAGCCCGAACCTTTTGAGGTCTGGCCAGATTATGTCGAGTTTCCGGATGAGTTCTACGATCGTGTGGACCAAATTCTGGATTGCTACAAAAATGGACGCCGTGCCATGCCAATCTTTATTGGACACTTGAAGGACGAAGCTCTGAAGTTGTCTAAGGTTGAAGCAGGCAAAACGCGAATGTTTTCAGGGGGGCCCGCTCCCTGGTGCTTTGTAGTGCGCAAGTATCTACTTTCACTAGTTAGGGTCATCCAAAACAACAAGTTCATCTTCGAGGCCGCCCCTGGCACGAATGCCACATCAGCGGAATGGGACGAAATCTACCACTATATATCAGCATTTGGGACTGACCGAATCGTTGCAGGTGATTACCGTTTCTTCGACAAAAAGATGAACGCCGTGTGGATTTTGGCCGCCTACAGAGTATTGGAGCTTATTCTGAAAGCAGCGAAATGGTCCAAAGAAGACAGACTTGTCGTGACCTGTATTGGTTATGACACGGCCTTCCCCGTCACAGATTTCAATGGAGATCTTGTTGAGTTTTGGGGATCAAACCCTTCAGGCCATCCTCTGACTGTCATCATCAACTGCATTGTGAACTCGCTCTATGTGCGATATAGCTGGCGACTCGCTGGCAATCCACTGGAGAGCTTCAAAATTCACGTGCATCTGTTGACGTACGGCGATGATAATTGTATGGGAATTGACGTGAGCATCACGAACTTTCATCATGGAGTTCTGGTGGAAAAGTTAGCCACAATTGGAGTTGCCTACACGATGGCAGACAAGGAAGCAGAATCTGTCCCATTCATCACCATGGCTGAGGTATCATTCCTCAAGCGAACATGGCGATTTGATGAGACCATTGGCCACCATGTGGCACCCCTTGAGCATGACTCCATCTCGAAGATGCTCCTTCGCTACATTCCTTCACTTGATAAGTGCGAGGAACAGGATGCCGTTGACCGCATGGCGACTGCCTTGTGGGAGTACTGGTTCTATGGCAAGGAAGTGTTCAATGAGAAGCGAGCTATGTTCTTGGAGATTCTGGAGAAATACGACCTAGAGCCGTATTATCATCGAGCGTTTCCAACGTATGATGGTATATTGGCTGGGTACTTGGAGGATTCCAAGAGTGTCTATCCGGATGGCATCTGTCCACGATGTTAAGTGGAACCCTGGGCGTAAGCTATAACGTCCGTTAAACCAAAATGTAGCCGTAATCCGGTAGTTACCAACACTGAATCTATGAGTCTGTAAGATTAGTGTGAGGGACCGGAGCGAAATCCGCAGGGGCGATCCCCGAAGTTCCTATTTAGGAAAGGGTTGGCTGATTCCCAATGACTCAAACCTCTTGTGTCTAATGAGCATAATGGCACAAAAAGAGTATCAATGCTTTGCAACAAACTTTTCCCTTTTTGTGGCGACGATGCTGTGGCGGTGGTTGAGAATACTACCACAGTTAGCCCACCATATTCTCTAGCATGTACTGACCGTGACGAGTTCATCCTTTGGGATTACAAGAACTGTCGCGAAGAACCGATTGATGCTGAGTTCGTATGTGGAACTCACCGTAGAATGAAGAAGGCTAAAAAACCAAGAGATAAGTCCTACGTGGATCGACATCTCGCTAAGGAGAGGAAGAAAGCAATGCACTTTGTGGTTCAGTCCGAAGAGGTGACTGACACCGAGAACACCACCGCTGATGTGGTACGCACTGAAAACATGACTTTCAAAGACGATGCGCTCTCGCAGCGTTTAGTCATGGGAGACATGAGTGCGGGTGACTACGATGCTGATGCTGACGCTACTGCTGGGCTTGGCGATTTCTTTAGTCGCCCTGTTCGCATAGCTAACATCAATTGGCCGGAGTCTAGCACTCTGGTTACAAGCATGAATCCGTGGTCATTGTTCTTCAACAATCCTCTCATCAAACAAAAGTTACAGAATTATGGTAAGATCTCTTGCAGATTGCACCTGAAGTTTGTGATCAACGCCTCCCCATTTTATTATGGTAGTGCGCGAGCCTGTTGGTTTCCACTTGGAGGAAAGCGATCTGACTATGTAAATTCTGTTGACCAAATCCCATTCTCACAAGTCCCTGGAGTCTATTTGGAGCCGCAAACCATGTCTACCGCAGAAATGGTATTACCTTTCTTGTGGCCACGAAATTGGCTGGAAGCGACCTCAATAGCGAACTTTGATGCTATGGGAGTACTACAGATTATCCAATATGCTGCACTTCGGTCAGCTAACGGTGTTTCTGGTACTGGCATCACAATAGGAGTTTATGCTTGGGCAGAGGATGTGCGATTGATGGGCCCCACTACGATTGGGGCTCTACAGTCTGATGAGTATGATGATCCAGATGGAACCGTGTCTGGTCCATTAACGGCTGCTGCAAATGTTGCTAGTATGCTTACTGAGGTTCCGGTGATTGGTGAATATGCTATGGCAGCTGAAGCTGGCGCTCGCACTGCGGCGTCTATAGCTAAGTTGTTTGGCTACTCCAATCCACCGGTGATTGATGACGTACATGGCTATGTACCAAAAGCATTTCATGCTTTGGCCAATGTGGAAACCCGCATGCCCATCGACAAGCTCAGTATAGACCCGAAGAATGAAGTGACTATCTCGCCAGAGGTAGCAGGAATTCAAGAAGATGATCCGCTTGCTTTTAGCAATTTGCTCACCAAAGAATCCTTCATCATGGGCACCAACTGGGCTAATTCCTCAGCAACTGACACTCTCTTGTGGAGTGCGCTTGTATCGCCAAGCTATCGGGTGACACAGACAACACCCAACTTTAGCTGTATGCCTCCAATGACATATTTTGGACGAGCTTTTCGCTTTTGGCGTGGCTCAATCGTCTATAAATTTCGATTTATCAAGACCAAATATCATAAAGGACGAGTTCTCATTTCATGGGATCCAAATGGCGATATTTCAAGCAACGCTGACACCGAGACTGTGACATTCAGTAGGATAGTAGATCTCTCTGTTGAGGATGAGGTTGAAGTGGTCATCCCCTACAAGGCAACAGCTCCATGGTTGCGCACCACTACCGGTACTGGTTTCATGTCTAACGGGCCAACCCCGACATATACGTACAATTCAGTGAACCAAAATGGGTGCATTACTATGCGAGTGCAGAATGTGTTGACAGGTCCAGCGGCAAATCCAACTATTGATGTTCTTGTGTACGCACGAGCTGGTGATGATTTCCAATTTTCTGTTCCATCAGAGATTTCCTACGGACTGACAGTTCATGATCCAGCGGGTATCATTCAATCTGAAGAGACAGATGATGTCATTAGCCAACAGAACACAACCGTTGATGCCAAGGTGGCAGCAATCACAGTGGGTGAAACAATTGCTTCAATGCGACCCGTACTACATCGCGCTTCGCTCGCGTTTACACAGTACTTAGGACAACCCACAGTGGGATCTGGGAATGGAGTGTACTACACCACGAACATTTACCCGCGCATTCCTGTTTCGACAGGGAGGGATGCCAATGGTTTGAATTATGCCACAGGAGCATTTTATTTCAACTACACACCGACACATCCACTCGACTATACGCTTAATTGCTTTGTCGGGTATCGTGGAAGTGTGAATTGGCATGTCAATCCCATTGCGCAGGGATCCAACGTTCGGCAGTTATCAAGTCTGCAGGTATATCGTACGTACGAACCCTATATCATCAATGTGAATGTCACTCAACGCAACACACTGCAAACTGTTGCAACACTGGATACCCCCAATCTCTTGGCACGAAATTCTGTCCGCTACCCGAATGGTACGTGGACTCTGTCAGGAACGGGGCAAACCGGTATCTCATTGACCAACCCTGCAACACAATCCGCAGTCTCGGTTAATATTCCGCAGTATAGTCAATTCCGGTTTCGTCAAGCATTTTTCTACGATCGGGATCTAGATCCCATTGATGATGCTCAAACGAATGATAATGTAGCTATCTCAGCTAAATTTTCAGCAACCGGAGGAACAAGTACAGCAGGCACTGATTGGCCTTTTATCGAGGCCTATGTTAGTGCGGGAGTTGATTTCTCCCCGGTATTTTTCCTTTGCACACCGAGAATGTTCAGTCAAACATCTCTCCCTGCTGCGCGTGAGGTCTTCCCATAGATCTCCAACACGATCTCAAAGGTCCGTGTGTCTGATGCACGTGACGCCAACTCGGTTAAGAGCCAAGTGCGAGCTACATTTAGGTAGCGCACCAGTTGGAATTAAAACTATCAGGGCCGTTCGGCAAAATTTCTGTACTACTTTATCGGTAGTTGATGAAAGATTTTCCCTCTAAGTTCGGCCCCCAAGGTCGAAAAAGAG